CATGTCTTCTCGGGACACTATCACACTCGATCGACAGACGGAAGAATCTCATACCTAGGAAATCCTTATGAGATGTATTGGACGGATGTGAATGATACTCGTGGTTTTCATATTTTTGATACGGAAACCCTCACTCTGACTCCAATCAACAATCCTTATAAATTATTTTATAACATCTATTATGAGGATACCAATTACAAACTCTTTAATGCCACTGAGTATGAAAGCAAAATCGTTAAAGTAATCGTCCGTAAAAAGACTAAACCAAAAGATTTTGAAAAGTTTATTGATAAACTTTATACTGCTGGTATTCAAGAATTGAAGATTGTAGAAAACTTTGATATTCATGAAAGTGAAGAGTTTGAAGTTGATGATGATGAAAATACGATTTCTATTTTGAATCGTTATATTGATGAGTCAGAATTTGAATTTGATAAAAATATTATCAAGGGTATCTTCCAAGATTTGTATCGACAAGCTTGCGAAGTAGAATAAATGTTTCTTCTTACCATAAAAGACAACAGAGAAGACGGTGCATATGCCGTTCAAGACAAATATGGACATAAAGTTCTATTTCTCTTTGAAGAGGAGGATGATGCAACTCGTTACGCTTTGATGCTTGAGGATCAGGAAGAGACTATAATGGATGTGGTGGAAGTTGATGACGAACTTGCTATAAAGACGTGTAAGATGTATAATTACAAATATGCAGTGATAACCCCTAACGACATCGTAATTCCTCCAAAGAATGATAACCTTCAAGAAGATTAGATACAAAAATTTTCTCTCTACGGGAAATAGTTTTACTGAAATCAACTTTCAAAAGAACAATACAAATCTTATAATCGGAACGAACGGTGCTGGCAAATCCACAATGTTGGATGCACTGACTTTTGTTTTGTTCAACAAACCATTTCGTAAAATTAATAAACCTCAATTGGTTAATACTACCAATGAGAGAGAATGTGTCGTGGAGATTGAATTCACTGTAAACAATAGAGAGTATTTGGTGCGTCGGGGTATCAAACCAAATGTGTTTGATATTGAGGTTAATGGAACTCCTCTTCACAAAGAAGCGGACGATCGTTCCAATCAACGTATTCTTGAAGAGAATATTCTGAAGGTAAACTACAAGTCATTCACTCAGATTGTGATTCTGGGTAGCAGCACTTTTGTGCCATTCATGCAACTCACCACGTCCAATCGTCGTGAGGTGATTGAAGATTTGTTGGACATCAGAATCTTCTCTGCAATGAATGGATTGATTAAAGATAAGATTCGCACCCAGAAAGATCAAATCAAATCTTTGGAGTTGAAGAAAGAAACTCTTAAGGATAAGATGAAGATGCAGCAGAACTTTATCGAAGAGTTGGAGAACCGTGGAAATGCCAATATAAATGCCAATAAAGAAAAGATTGACAACTTAGATAAAGAAGTTGGCATTTACATGAAAGAAAATGCTGGAACAGAAGAGAAGATTCACGAACTTACTAAAGAGCAGGAAGAAGTTATTGGTGCCGGTGATAAATTAGTAAAGCTTAACAATCTTAAAGGTAAAATCTCCCAAAAGGTAAGCACAATTACCAAAGAGCATAAGTTTTTCACCGAAAATACGGTATGCCCTACCTGCACCCAGACTATAGAAGAAGAGTTTAGGTTAAATAGAATTAGTGACGCTCAAAATAAGGCAAAGGAACTAAAGGAAGGTTACGAAGAACTCGAAAACACCATCAAGTTCGAACAAGAACGAGAGCGCCAATTTACTACCCTTACTCAGGAGATTACAAATTTAACGCATGGCATTTCTCAAAACAATACTCGGATTAGCCTCAACCAGAGACAAATCAGAGATCTTGAGCATGAAATTCAAACTATTACCGAGAACCTTGCAAACAGAAATTCTGAACATGAGAAGCTAGAAGAGTTTAGAGAAAATCTCCAAAAGACAATAGAAGATCTTTCAGACAAAAAACAGGAAATCGTTCATTACGATTTTGCCTACTCCCTTCTCAGGGACGATGGCGTTAAAACGAAGATAATTAAAAAGTATCTTCCGTTCATAAATCAGCAAGTGAATCGTTATCTTCAGATGATGGACTTTTATATTAACTTCCATCTTGACGGAGAGTTTAACGAAACAGTTAAATCACCTATTCACGAAGACTTTTCTTACAGTTCTTTTAGTGAAGGTGAAAAGATGAGAATCGATCTGGCATTACTTTTTACATGGAGGGAAGTCGCCAGACTTAAGAACTCAGTAAATACCAACTTGCTGATTATGGATGAGGTTTTTGATTCATCACTCGATGGATTTGGAACTGATGAGTTCCTCAAGATTATCCGTTATGTTATTAGGGACGCTAATATTTTTGTCATCTCTCATAAGACAGACTTGCAGGACAAATTTGAAAGTGTCCTTAAGTTCGACAAAGTAAAGGGTTTTTCCCGTATGGTGTCTTAACTAAGGAGGAAAAATGATTACCCCAAACTGGCAGCACCACTCCAAGAAGGAGCAGAAGCGTACTCTCAAACCTCAGGCACTGAGGGCACGTAAAGAGGCACTGAGACAGTTTAAGAAGCGTCATATGAACCGCCCTGATAAGGCGGTTTCGTCGTATTATGAGTCTATACGAACGAATGACTATGACTGTCCGCCACGAAATCAAGTCTCAACTAGCTAAGCTGCTTGCCACTGAAGATTTGGTGGTGGAGCACAAGAAGGTTGAAACCGCTTGCTTCAATGTCCATACTCGTGTCCTCACTCTTCCTATGTGGGAGAAAGCAAGTAGCACCGTTTATGACTTGCTTGTTGGGCACGAGGTTGGACATGCTCTCTATACCCCTGATGAGGATTGGTTGAAGACACACAAGATTCCACCACAGTTTGTGAATGTGGTTGAGGACGTTCGCATTGAGAAACTGATGAAGCGTCGCTATGCTGGGTTGTCTAAAACTTTCTATCGGGGGTATGAAGAACTTGCACAAGAAGATTTCTTCCAGATTGCTGATGATGATCTCAGCACTTATAATCTTGCCGATAAAGTCAACCTCTATTACAAGATTGGTAACTTTGAAAATATTCCCTTTGAGGATGATGAGAAAGAACTTGTCTCTCTGATTGGAGAGACTGAAACCTTTGTCGATGTTCTTGCTGCTGCTTGGAAACTTTATAGGTTCTGTAAGGAAAAACAGCAAGAGGAAACCAAGACTCAGATGGATAATCTTGAGTCTCAGTCTTCTGGTTCTAATCAAGGTGCTTCTGACTTCTCTGATCAACCTGAGGGTGAGAATGAGCAGCAGGAGCAATCTAGTGAAACTGATTCTTCCGAGGGCACTGCTGAAGGTGAGCAGCAACCTACTTCTTCTGGTGGTGGAACCAATGAAGAACCAGAAGTCAAGACTATGGAGTCACTTGAAGAAGCACTTCGGCAACTGGTTGAGAACAACGGCATTGAGAATGTCTATCTTGAACTTCCCAAACTTGACTTGAACAAAATTATTGTTCCTAACTCTGAGATTCATGATAAGTGTAAAGAATACTGGGGTTCTTGGCTAGAGGAGACTGAATATACTGCAGAACAAATCTTTGGTGAGGTTGATAAGAAATTTGTAGAGTTTAAGCGTTCAGCACAGAAAGAAGTCAACTACCTTGTGAAAGAGTTTGAGTGCCGTAAGGCAGCAGATTCATATGCTCGTGCTTCTACTTCTCGCACTGGTGTTCTTGACTGTTCCAAACTTCATACCTACAAATACAACGAAGATATTTTCAAAAAAGTTACCACTCTTGCCGATGGTAAGAATCATGGACTGGTTTTCATCTTGGACTGGAGTGGTTCTATGGGTGATGTGATGTTAGATACTGTTAAACAACTCTTCAACCTCGTGTGGTTCTGTAAGAAAGTTGCTATCCCGTTTGACGTTTATGCCTTCACCAGCGACTATCCTCTGGTTTCTTATAGTGAAGATGGTAAGGCAACTATCCGTGAACTTGCCTATACTAAAAAAGACGGTTTGGTTCAGGTAGGTGAGTGGTTCTCTCTGATGAATATGCTCACCAGCAAGACTAATGGTAAGACACTGGAAGAACAAATGAAGAATATCTTCCGTCTTGCTACTGCTTTCCGTTATAACTGCTATACCCGATACAACATTCCCTATGGTTTGAGCCTTTCTGGCACCCCTCTGAATGAAACTCTTGTTGCTCTCCATCAAATTCTTCCTAAGTTCCAAAAGGAAAACAAACTCCAGAAAGTTCAGTGTGTCATCTTAACCGATGGTGAGGCAGCAATGCCTAAGTATCACCGTGAAGTCCAACGTCGTTGGGAGGAAGAACCTTTCATGGGCACCAACTACATTGGACATAACTCTTTCCTTCGTGACCGTAAGACTGGTATGACTTATTCCCTTGACTGTGAGTGGTATGAGTTTACTGATATTATGCTTCGCAACCTTCGTGATAACTTTAAGGACATCAATTTCATCGGTATTCGTGTTCTTGAGTCTCGTGATGCTGGCAGTTTTATTCGCCGTTATTGTGGATATTATGGTGATAAGCACGACAAAACCATGACTGAATGGAGGAAGCAAAAAGCATTCTCTATTAAGTCCTCTGGATACACTACCTACTTTGGTATTTCTGCCAATGCTCTGGCTCAGGATTCTGATTTTGATGTTGCTGAAGATGCCACCAAGACTCAAATTAAATCTGCATTTGTTAAGAGTCTTAAGTCTAAGAAAATGAATAAAAAGATTCTTGGTGAGTTTGTAGAACTTGTTGCTTGATAAATACCAGAAAGTATTCTTTAGAAAAAATGTCTAGATTCGGAGAATTATTGGGAGGTAAGGCACCTGCACCTGCACCAGAACCCGTTGTAGAAGCAGCACCTGCTCCTGAACCTGCTGTAGAAAAGCCAGCACTTGAGCAATTGAGTAAGAATGAACTAGAGAAACTTGGAAGAAAGCGTGGCGTTGAACTTGACAAGCGTCATAGCAAAAAATCTCTTATTAAAGAATTGGAAAATCTTGATTGAACCAGTTCTAAAACCGTCTACTGGGCACTGAAAGGTGCCCTTTTTTCTTGTATAATAACTTCAGTTGAAATGAACAACCAAACATCATGACTATCTCCGCCGACTACATTCGCACTTCTCTGCAAGCAGTGTATGGCGAGTCTGTGACTACTGCTGATATTCGTGCCTGGTGCGCCATGAACGGCGCTAATTATCAAACTGTCACAAATAAACTTACTGATTTTAAAACTGGACGTGGTAAGTGGAATCTGACTATTCAAGAAGCACGGGAGCAACTTGAGCAGACTGTAAAGGCACCTGCTGCTATTCTTGCCGTTGAACAAAACCTTATTCCTGAGAAAGATGATACCTTCGTCAAGTTTGGTAACTTTGGTGATATTCGGAAAATTATTGAGTCCCGTCTTTTCTATCCTACTTTCATTACGGGACTTTCTGGTAACGGTAAAACTTTCTCTGTTGAGCAAGCATGTGCTCAACTCAAGCGTGA